CCGGCCCGCGTCAATAGTTCGGATTCTTCTGGAGAATATCCGCCGCTATAAATAGGCGTTCCATCGTCTGTCACCCCGATTTCGGTGCCTACTGGGAGTTTACTTTGAACTTCTAGTCTCTCTTCTCTAGTCGAGCGTGCCATTAATATTTCCCTTCCATATGATCAGCCAATCCCATCCCGGCCCCGGCTGCACCGCCTCCAGCACCCCCAATCTGAGCACCAAGACCAGCACCCATTGCAGCACCGGCAGGTCCACCGATAAAGAATCCAGCCGTGCCTCCCAAGAGTGACCCGACGACCCGCAAAGCCGTTTGGCCTCGCCGCGCAGCTGTTTGCGCAGCTAGAGACTCATCATATTGGTGAGCCCGTTCTCGGAGTGCCGATTCTTGTATCTTTTCTTCTGTTGCCTGCTCTCGAATTCCTTTCTTGCTCGCAAGAATGTGTTGGGCACCGGCTTTCATTTGCTCAATCGCCTGTCGTGTGCTTCGACCGTCTCGCTGGCCGGGTGTAGTAGCGCCAGGAGACATCAGACCAACAACTTCGGATCCGGCTTGTGCTCCAGCTCGCCCTAAACGACCCTGGATCTCTGCTTCCGAGGGGCCTACTGGGCCTTGTCGTGCCTGTCGGCGGACGGCGAGAGCTTTCCTGCGACTAAGAACATCGCCCTGTTCTTGTCTTTTCGCCCATTTATCGACTTTTTCCGCTTTTGGCATTCTAGCCTCCTATGCGAACCAAATAACTTTTAAATTTCGATTGCGGACCCGAGCAAGGATCTGATCTTGTTCTGCCAAAATAGTCGCAGTATCCTTCAACCAGATGGATAAGTATGCATTATGCCAGCCCTGGGTCATGTCTGTTTTCATCTTATGACCCGACCACATACGATCCCGGAAATGATCAAGTTCTCCAGTTGACGCTACTGTACGGCCTTGGGGAACAACACGAAGTTGCCCAGCCTGGGCTTCCGCATCGATATTAAATTTCACCTGGATTTTGTCATCTGTGATGTATGCAGAAGTTTGCCCGATGAAGATTTGCCATGTGAATATCACTAGCCGTGGATCGTAAGGCAAATAAAAACTCAGCCCAGCACCCGGAATAGGTGTGTACGCGTGGGCGTCTTCGTCGCTCTCTGGGAAAAGCAGCTGGGTGTAGTCGAGCGGCGCATTTTGGGCCACCATCAACCCACCGTTGCAACTATTGGGACGGATGTGATTACTCGATACATCCCAATTAGAATCCCTATTCTCTGATTCCAAATTCCCATTAATGACGCTTAGGGCAGCTTCACCCCATGTACGTTCAGGGAAATATATGTTTTTAGCAACCTCTCCGGCATCCGTTGCTAGCCCTTCAGTAAAGGTGTTCAAAATAGAGATATCGGCCATTTTACTCTCCTACCCGTAATTTGAACCACCTGCTCGAAAAACAATAGCAGTAAGATTTGCACGTCCAAGCGTTACTTCCGCAACACTATAGAGTCCTGTAGTATCTTGGTTTGCTACCGCAACAGAGATTTGAATCCCTGTACAATAATTCAAGTTTAGCGAAGTAGATCCTGTTTGGGTGATGAAAGTTCTGATGGCAACATCTTTATAGAGTGGCCGTTGCGTTGCTGCCGTACTGGGTTGGGGAGACGACCAGACATACTTTTCTATTTCAGCTGAAGTAAATCGCTCACTCTTGCGAATGCTTCTTGATTGCCCCAACTCATTCAAAGCCTGAACAATGAAAACAGGGTGGGCTGTCGTTGCAACATAGTTCCCTGTAGAGGACTCCTTCACATGTTCAACATCGATATTTGCGAGCACAAGAATCCCGCGCATTCCACCATCTGCTGTGAGATCGACTGTCTCGTCGAACTCTACTTTGAGTTCTTTGCCCGTAGTGTCTGTGATAACTGACCATCCACCGAGAGCAGGATCATCTTGGTTGTAATCAAAAGCGGGCCCTACTGGATTCGACAAAGCCGTATTTGGGTAATTCACAGTCAATGTGTCGTAAGTATGACCGGTCCCAGTACCCGCAACTGTTGTTCCAGTCCGTTGGCTGATCATCGAGGGTAGGTGTGGTTGGCCCAGGGAGCGGGGTTGGATGTCACCGCTTTGTAGATCATTGACTTCAGCTTCAATGGAACTGAAGCGGGAATTTAAGTCTGATGCTGCGATTGAATCCCCTTCTTGGAGACTTTTCCATGTGATTGCCATTATTTCATCTCCACTACAATCAATTCGCGATTGCAAATTACTATATAAGTGTCAGATGTAGTATCGACTCCCCAATCAGCATTATCGAAATTCTTGTTCACGACAAACCTGGCATAGAGAGCGATTTCATGTGTTCCTGGGGTTACTGGAATAATTGTATCAACCGCGAATGGGTGATTGAAAGTATTCCAAGCTTGGCCGTATGGATCATTGACACGATCTGCTCCACCAAGGACGCTATCAAACAAAATAGAACCGTCTATGGCAATCGCGTACTGAATTCCGCCTAGCTTATCTGCATCATCGTGAGACGCAGTTGATGAAAGTAGTTGATCCTGCCTCACGCAGATCTGCTGTAACGAAGCCATGACCCAAAGAATGGAATTCGATGTCTGGATTGTCGCATCCATATTATCGACCTTTACCCAGTCACCACTGGTCGAAACCTTGTATCCCCCATCGGCTCCAGTCGATCCGTCATTCAACCCTGGGTTTGTAAATACGGTACCACCACCCGTTCCGAGCGTGGTTACTTCAACTTCCCACCCATTCCGGTAGATATTTACAATGGCATCAGAACTGACTTCTTTCCTCGTCGGGATGAAACGCTCTGATACGTCTGTCAGGTGCCCACGACAATTGTGCTCGTTTAGTCTCCCTGAAACTTCCCGGATTACCGTTTGGAGATTCTCATTTATAGAGTCTGCATCAATCGGTTGATCATTACTGTCCAGTTTCCTGGGAAATACGTGCGCCATTATGGGATCCTCGTACCGAATCCACCGATTTTGGGTTCCTCGTCTACTCCAAGTCCCAAGAACTCAATTGGGTTGGGTGAGCTAATGACGATCTTATAGACCTCACAACTCGGAATCTCAATATCGACCCGTTTCCAGTAGGGCCGACGACGGACCCAATAAGTAGAAGAGTCCCAGGTAGTTGTGCCCCAAAGTGGTGGAAGATCATCGGGGTTGAGTAAACTTGCTTTCGTTGAGTCTGTATACGTCAGTTTATCCGGGGTCTTTCGCCAATCTCGATACACTCGGATCGTTGCAGAGGAGTCTGTGGTCTCCCTAAGTGAGAGATACAATGTTTTTGCTGTTCTTCGATTGATGGAATCACCCCAAGAAATCCAACTTGTCTCAATCGTGTGTGTCCGAGAAGCTGGTTTAAAACAAATGTTCTCGTGATCTAAGACCCAAACACCATCGAAAGTTCTTTCTTTCTTGTAGAAAAGATTGCCGCCTTTCTTTGAGGAGGGACCGCCTTTATTCAGTTTACTCCCTTTGGCAGACCCACCCGCAAGCATCAACCGTCTATGATCTTGCGTTACGCAGACAGCCGAAAAATGTTCATCTGACCGCCTTTTCCAGTTTGATCCATCAAAAACCAAGCAGGTTGAATTAGTTGTCTCGGCATCGAGCGGAACCCAGCACCGATACTCCTGATTTCTTTGGTTAGTTGCTGCACAAGCCTGGAGTTCCCGTGCTGAGTTGATTCGATCAACTGTTCTCTGGATTGGGCGGCTGATAAGCTCGATCCCTTGTTGGGAATACCGATAAAAACCATCTTGCCCCAACCAAATAGCAGAACCATCATCCATATTTGCAAGACTACTTGGAGCAACACACCCTACAGATGGGTGAATCGTGCTTGTCTTGAAGAACCTTCCGTCATCGGAGGGTGTGATCAAGAAAGTCGAAGACCTTGTAAATACCAGAAGGCCACCAATCGTTGACCACATTCCCGTGATCTCTCCCCCACTAGGGTCAGGAAAGATTTCTGAATTCCTCTCAAAAGTCCCGTATTTACCTGGGAGAGAAGGGATAATCATCCCTGACTCTCCTTTTATATTTCCGATCCACAAACGACCAAAAGCGAGACGACAGAGTTTAAACGTGGGAACAGGGATGCAATCCGTCGAAGGGACAACCAAAGAACTGTCCGGGGTGTTGTCTGGGTACCGACGTGCAACATTGTCCGGAATTGTCGCGAATAGGCCCGTGATGCCCATTCCCACATTTCCGGGAACAACAAACAGTTGATTCGTACCTGAATTCTCTACATCACGAGTTCGGAGTAGGTTTTTGCCTACTGTCCCATCCGGACCATTATTGATCGAGTTCCAGTAAAGCTGCTTTAGTAGGATCGCTGGATCATCACCACTAGTCGTGTGGTTGTACATCATTACTGAGTTTGATCTTGCTGAGATCGGGGACAGATTCCCGAAATAGTCTACCCACTGGGTTGCCGCTTGGTATGAGCCCGGAAGGAGTCGTCCTTTGTAGGAAGAGGATATCGAACTACTAACCCCAACATTTACGCCATACTCAATCGTCCCAACTTTTCCATACCCATAATCTTCGTGCATCACGACGCTCCCGCCTGTAGAGCGGGAAAGAGCGTAGCCCTGGTTAGGGACACCATCCGAATTATTCTCTGGTCCATATCCAGTCGGTGGTGAGGGAACTAAATCGTAGCCCAAGGGGAGGATGACATCCCCATCGTAAAAGTATGCTCTAGAGTAGTCCTGCGGAACGATCACTACCCCTGTCGAGGTCATTTCAAACTGACAAGGGAATTGGGGTCCAGTTGTGTCCGGGATATCCGCGATAATACTGGCCCCGGATCCTGATGGCCCAACCAACTTTTTCCAGGGGTTGGTATTGTTCCAACCCCGGTGTTCTCGAATTGTGTCCCCCTCGTGGGTCAGGAGAACATCGCGATTCCCGTCCTGGAGGAGAGTGTGGTAAATCCCGTGGAGGGTGTCATATGTGACATCCTCCTGACCAACATACATTGAGGGCCCTCGGGTAGATTCCAGAGTCCCCTCGGATGTGGTTTCGAAATTCTCAATCCGAGCCGCAATGTCTAGCGGCAAAATAAGACTATCGGACTCCGACCGTAGAAGTACCGTAGGTTTTAGGGTTCGGTTCCGATGGTCTGCCATTCAACTTAGGCACTCTTTGCGGCTGTCTTCCGGGGGCGACCGCGCTTCCGTTTTGGGGCAGCTTCCGCGACTGCGGTATCTACTGCTTTCTTGGCTGTTTTCGAGGTAGCAACTTTCATCCCAGCTGTGACTTTCTCAGATGGAGAAGCTCCCTGTTCTTGAAGAACTGCAACAACCTGTTGTGCTACCATCTCAATGAAATCATTAAGATTATCTTCAGAGACAGAACAAACAGGATCCCAACCTCGGAGGGGGCTATTGAACTGGTTAATATTTTCTCTCGACCAGCCCGGAATTGAGAATGTCCCATGCCAATTCCCGCTCGCTTCTTCTACCCAGAAAGTATCGACTTTGGCAATCTGAGTCCGACCGTCTTCGAGGGTGCGGCGGTAAAAAAGAACATTAGGATCCGGTGCAGGGTACTTTGTTTTGCTCATGTGTTCTCCGTGAAGCGAACGCGGGTAGTAAGGTATGGTCTCGTTACACGAGCCATCTTCTTACGTGGTCGATGACGTGGAATTACCGCGTATCGCTTATTGAGTGTTTCTAAGAGACTAGCATATCGTTGCTCTGCCAAGACCGTTAGTTCTGCGGATCCCTGTGCTTCGTAGATGGATGCTAGTGTTTTATGGATCAAGACCTCGGCAGCTTCTTCATGAATTCGCGGAGCATCCTGATCATTTACCAGGGGATTCGGCCTTCTGAGTACCCGCATATCGATCTCATATCGAGAGTCGGGCATCGGCCAGAATCGAATGGACTGGTAACCGTGTGTGCTTTTAAGTCGTTGGTAATAGTCCGGAATATCCGTACCATTGTGCGTGTAATCTTCTACATCCCCGTCAACTTCAGCCAAGAAATAGAAAATCTCAGGAACTTCTTGCCGAACTATTGGATCTGGGGGGGCTGTCGCTGAGTATCTCCGAACATAGACACGCTTCCGGAGCCCTGATCTCTTTGCCCGAATGGGTGTTGTGATCGCTGAACCACTCCATTCCTGGTAGAAATCAAGCATATGATCGACATTGGGCATCGTAACTGTGATGTCCTGAGTCGTATCTGTCACTTCTCCAGTATCGCTAATCGGAGATGGCGCACTTTCCCACTTTGGAAGTTGATAATTTGAGTGGGTTTTGAGTTCCGGATCCTGGTATCCCCAAGCATACGTGTAGCAATAATCAAATTTACCGGCTTGATCTGGGCCAAACCACTTATCAGAAACCTTATCTGGATCGAGGGGAGACACTTTAATCTTTGGGGCCCGGTTTGGGGCGTCGATCTGAAAGTGCTTTCCGCGAGTCACGTAAATGGGTCGTCCTGACTCATTACCCCGATAATCCAGGTACTCATACCGTTCCATGTCGTACTGGTTCGTGACTTGGATTTGATAATGAGTAGGGGAGAAGATCCGACAGGATCGGACTTCAATCACATCTGGGGGTAGGTAGTATTCTGGCGTGAAAACTCGATACTTCAAACCTGTGTCTGTGTTGTTCTTCCAGGGAGTATCAATGGTCAACCGTTGTCGGGTGGTCAATCCATCTGCTTCTGACCAGACTTCTCGAATTGTTCTCCGGTAAACATTACCAGCGGAATCTTCGATCTCAATCGAGCGGCCATCCCAAGTCCCGTCTGTGGGCCACTCATTTGTATTTGGATTGCCCAAAGAAGTGGTGAAAGAGCGTTGAAGCACACTCTTATCTGTAGACTCGACCGCGAGTCGATCACCCGACTCAGACGTGACAGATGAAACATCTGCCTGGGTGATGATGGTGTCTTCATCCTCAAAAAAGAGGAAAGGTGCATCCAACGCCAGTTGTTGGTAAGCCCGGTTGATGAACCGGTCTACTTTAGCCTTGAACGAGGCGGACTGATCCGGAGACCAGTCCACCTGCTCAAGAACTCTGGTGCGGATTTCACCTTTGTTCACTCAATTATCCTGGGCAATTGATCATAGCTGTCAAGAGTGCTCCCGCTGTAGTGGCAGCATCTTCAGTTGCGTGAGCAACAACACAATGCTCTTCACCAGCCGCCATGACATCAACACGACCACCGGCAGCAGTCGCCAATGGATCATCATCCTGATCTCCGCCGGTATCCTCGACAGCAATCTCACCCAAGCCCCGTTTCAGGATGAAACCAAAAGAAGCCGAAGCAATTGTGTGCTGAGCAACACCAAGACACCGGATAGCAGCGATAGCACCTGTAGTCTTGATGACCTTACTTGTTGTGGTACTAGCGGCCCGCATACAGACCTCGCCTTGAGCCAAAGCTTCACCAGCCTCGACATAGACCCAGACTTTCTCGCCGCCATCGTCGCTGGATGCAGGTTCATGGTACTCGAAACCGAGTGGCAATTTTTGAGTGGTACTAACGTCAGTGACGGCAATACCCATAGTACGAGTTGCAGACATATCAGTCTCCTTTAGGCGTTGGAGGTGCCATCGACGCACCCATTAGCGTTAAGACGATCACAGTACATCTGCATGGCGAGAACAATTTCCCATTCCCATGCATCCTGACCTGGGACTTTGACCGGACCACGGAAAGCGAAGTCACCCTTCGTTTCCATACCCGAATCTTCACCTTGGGTGTAGAGATGCCATGTGTCCGTTTTGAGGAAGTAGACCACGCCGCTACGACTTGAGAAGGTGTCTGCACTGTAGTCCAGAGCAGGCTCAACAAAGAACTCAGCTTCTTGGAACATGAGGCCCTGACGAACCGCGCGTCCCTTTTCACCATCGCTCTTGATGTTGTAACGAACTTGGTCATCCAAATCGTCGTAGTAGTTGTTGAACGAATCGATATCGCCCAACATCAGATCGACTGGACCACCCTGCTTGCCTTCCAAAGAAGCGTCCCAATAAACACGACGCATCTGCTTACGGCCATCGGTCGCAAAGGAAGAAACAGTCTGGTACTGGTTGTACCAACCGGTTGTACCTGAAGTTCCACCTTCTTTCATGAGGTTCAGAACAGTCTGGTTCTGGGCAGTCGGAGCAGCGAAATCCAGGATTCCTTCTTCCGCTGTACCGGAAGCGTTGAACTGCCCGTCACCGTTCAAGGTCAAGAAACCCTGCACGTTGTTGGAAGAACCATCACCGTTCACCAACTGGCTCACGATGTATTCGTGGAATTCCATGAGCGCAGCTTCCGGATACACTTTGAGGAGTCGCGCAATCGCGGTCTCACCAGATGCTTCCGCAAGGTCTTTGCCCGGAATGATGAAGGAGTAAACCATACGGGGGCAGTAGATCTGACCGCGAGCACCGATGGTCCGGCGAACCGAAGAATAGACTTCAGAACCGGTTTCGATGCGCGTGACTTGACCAGGACCGTTGGTGACAACGGGGAATTCCAGGTAGGGTCCGCCCTGCGTTCCGCGCTCGATGTTGCCCTTCAGGACGATCTTATCGAGAACGGGGTGGTGTTGGTAGAATTGCTCAGTCCATTTAGGGACTAGCTTTTGAGTTGCAAAGTTAAGAACATCAGCGTTCGTAGGCATTATTATTTTCCCGAATCAGAGGATTGAATCGAATATCAACGGTTTTTCTGCCTTTGATTCCATTCTAGCGCAGCACGGGCAGCAGTGTGCCTGTCCTTTCTAGGATTTCCATTAAAAGCAGTATCTCGGACGCTTGCAGGGTTGTTCCGACTTTTAGCACCAGCAGTGATCTTTGCTCCGGGACGTGGGTTCCTTGGGCCGACACCAAGCTTCATTACAGCATGGTCGATGGCGACATCCATAGGCGTGCCCTGTTCTCGGAGAGAATTAGCGAGTTCGATTAGCTTTTCGTCCTTACCAACAAGCTGAACACCCGCTTCGGGCGACCAACCATCATCCAACAACTGTCCTAGTTGTTCCCGCTTCCCATCATCATCGAAAATCTCAGAATGCTTCTTCCGAAATTTCTCTGCATAATCATCAGCTTGGGCTTGGATGTCGGCATCCACCAACTGCTTGTAAGACTCGTATTCTTCCCGAAGCTGGTTCAACTCTTCTTCGAATCCACGATTCTTCTGAGCTAATTCAACAATTCGGGGGTCTTCCGCCCCTTCCAAGAGTTGTTGGTAGAGTTCCTTTTCCTCAATCGCCTGTTTAAGATTAGCCTCAAAGGATTCCTTGTTTTCTGCCCAAGAAGATTGATTTGTTTCAAACTCCTTTCTCTGGTCGGAAAGATCTTGGAATTTCTTTGTGTAGCCACTCTCAAGCTGGCGATGAAGGTAACGGACAGGATCTTGAAGTTCTGATGGAAGAGAATCGATGTTCCCATCCCAGGACTCTAAATCGAATCCTTTCGGGGCTTCCGCCTCTCCTGTTGAAACTTCAGCTGTCTCTGACTCGCTTACTTCTGTTGTTTCAGTCGGCGCATCCGCTTGCGCCTGGTTGAGATTAGATTCCACCTGTGACCCCGGTGGATTTGGGGACTCCACTGCAGCAGGAGCCGCTTCGGCTGCGGGAGCAGCACTTTCAGCAGCAACTGGAGCAGGGCTGGTCATAACTTCAGACATTTAGGGCCTCTTGTTCATCCTCTTGTTCTTCTTTTCGCTTTGCTTCTTTGTTCTCGCTGTCTTGTTTGAGGGCAGACCGAATCGCGAGGATCGTCAAACCTTTCATATCTTCAGGCTCTCTCGATTCTCCCTCTGGCATTCCCTCTTTCTTCATCATTGCATCTGGAAGCGCAGCGTCACCACTTCCTTCATCTGCTTTATATTCGTCCATCTCACCTTCAGAATAAACCCGAAGACCGCTATCTGAGAGTGAACGGACAACGTCTTCTGCGGATGCACCAGCATCCATCTTTTCCTGGACAACTTTCACAGCGGACTTTGCGCCCTCTGTTCCCATGTAATCGTCAGTGGTTTTCGGGCTTGGCATTAAATCATCTCTTCTTCAGGCATTTCTTGCCCAGGGAATCTAGAAAGTTGTGTTCTTACCGCTTTCAAACGAGCATCCGCAAGTGGTGTTGGCTCAGCCGCCATCTGGACTGCTGGATCCGGTTCTGCTGGTTGTTGCGGGGTCAGGTATGGAAGAAGAGAACTGAACAAACTTCGAATCTCGTCGATATCCGCTACATTTTCCATTTCGCCATAAGCGGCGGCTGGTGTAGGTTGAGCCATTCGTTTCTCCACTCAAGAACATTTCTACCTATTTATATGCCGCTATGTCAAGGCGTCATAATTTTTGGTGTTGGATTTTTTTTCTTTTTCAGTTCAGCTTTGTAGTGCTGTCTATCTTTATACCCATGTTTCTTGAGTGCCTTGTCTGCCTGGTCCCGAATTGAATTCGCAAAGTCCCGATCTTCTCGGCTCCCTTTGGTCATCGGTTGAACATTAGGATGGGCTTTAAGCCACTCACGCTTTTCTTTATTCGTGGAAAAGGTTCGACCTAGTTGGGTAGATACTTCTGCGTTCGACCAGATAATCCCAACCGATATGGGCATAATGGGTTTCATTTGTCCTGCTCCCCCACACTCGGGGCACGTATTTCGTTCTTCAACAGAACAAATCACGTCTTCAACAAGACCGCAATCAGGGCAATTAATATCGTAGAGGGGCATTATTTCTTCGCCACTGCGCTTGATTGAGCTTTTTGGCGGTCACGAATCATATTCTTCACGAGAATCGGCGCTGTTTTATCCACGATTGCGTCGTAGGCTCTGCCCGAGGTGAGGATTGCACCCATTGCACGCGACCCTTCGGGCGCAGAAACGATTTTCACCCGACCCTCGCGGTCGAACTCATACGCCCAGCCAGTAGAATTACCTTCTTCATCTAAATCCTCAACACGGGCGAAAGAACGCCATGAGGGTTCCGGTGGGCCAGCTTCTGGGGGAAGTTCTGGTGCCGGAGTCGCTGCAGGCTCCTCTGCGAGAGTTGGGGATTCTGGGTACATATCTGCTTCCGTCATAGGACTTTCATTTGCCATCCCACGCGCAGCCAATTCTGGATCTTCTGAAAATTGCTGCAGGTATGGCGATGCTTCTTCCTCTGGAAGTGTCTCATCTGCTCTGAGCACCCCTGGCTCCAAGCCTCTTGGATCTTGGCCAAAAGCACGTTGTGCTTCCCGCACTGCAGGAAGGATGTCTTGATTCAATCGAGCCATTTATACTTCTCCAGGGGAGGGAGTGGGGAAACCAGAACCACCAGCCATTGCGCCCATCGCACCGACAGGGACTTCAGATACACCTTCAGGCATTCCACCAGTAGCAATTACATCTTCGGGAGTAGCACCTGCTTCAGCGGCTGGTGGAGGAACGTCTGCGACTGCCTGCGCTTCTGCTTGCTGTTGTGCCTGAATTTCTTCATCAGAAAGAAGAACATCTGTCCCGATATCTAAAACATCAAACAGGTGTTCCATGAACTTCTTCTGATTCACGAATGGCGAACCAAGAACCAAATCGGCAAACTGTTGAATCTTCTTCAATTGAGCCGATTTGCTGTTCTCTGTCGGACTAAAGGGAACAATTTCATAGTCTACTTCTAATGGTTCTTCGATATCCCCACCGGCTGCTTTTACTTGCTCAGCGACTTCAGGGTCGCGAGCAGAAAGACGACCGCGAGAAACCACAAGAGCTTCTCGTCTTCCGCTAACTCTAGCTGGGATTTCAGTTTCTGAATCCAGGAATTCTTCGTAGAGTCCGATGACCGATGTGGCCATATGATGAACGACGGCATTAATTAACTTGGTCCTTCGGCCAAGCCGCGTTCTCATCGCAGCATCGACCAGGGCTAACTCCGTCGCAACTTCTGTCGTCCCAGCTACGCCACGAGCGTATTCTGGAATGCCCAAAACGAATTGGATGGTTGCTTCAACACGATCTCGGATCGAGGAAAAATCAGGAGCAAGCGAACTTGTGGGCGTATTGCCCAAAATATCCCCAAGAGGAGCCGCGTTCTTTCCTTTCAAGCGAACAACATCCCCAGGACTCGTCGCTGTTGCAACTTGGTCCATGAACTCTTCTGGATCATCACACATCGCTTCATTGATTACTGTGACGGGAATACTACTCTGTGCGTGCCGTAACTCAAGGGTGTCCAATTCGTTGAGTCGCCGTTGTTGGCGCTCAACAAGCTGTGAGTCGCTCATCCCTCCAATATCAGAAAGGTTGTCGTTGAAAGAGAGAATAGAAAAAGGATTTTCTACGAAAACGTAGGGCAAATCCCCTTGGAATAGCGGTTCCTCTTCATTCTCCAACATGTGGTAGTAAGTGCCCGTTGTGAAGTCGTAGACCTCGTAAACAGTCACCCACTCGAAAACGTTTCGGATCTCTTCTGACTGGTTCGATTGCCCAGTTTCGCTGTCTTTCAACCAACGCGGAAAAGTCCCCATTTGGGCTTTTCGGGCTACTGCTGGATCATATTGCATCGACTGAGCACGTTTTTTCTTCCGGGTTTTTGCCCGAGACGCAAATTCAGCCTTCGTCAGTGTTGTGACCTCGATGGCGTACCGGATGTCTTCCCACCGGGCCGCTGTCATGTCAAAAAAGAAATAGCGCGGGTCAATGACGACAAAATCCGGGCGATTCTTTGTGAAGCTCCAGACAGCCTTAATAATTCCCCGGCTGTAGATTGAAGCGTGGGTGGAAAGCTTCCACAAGATTTCATGAGCACGGATCCGGTATAAAACATCGTTGATCAATGCTTCCTGGTACTTCGCTGCCATTTCCGTGTTTTCATCTCTTCTTCGGGAAAGGCAGGTAACCCTGGGAGTTGGCGGCGTAACACTCGCGACCATCGTATCTGTAAAGGCGTACAGATAATTATTTTCCATGAGAAGAGGGTCGTCTTTCTCGGACGACATTTCTCCCCAGAACTCAGACCGATACCAAGCTCGATATCGATCCCAATTTTGGTGCTCTTTCGTCGCTTTTGAGACATGAGCCGAAATAATGGATTTGATGGTTTTTGGGTCAAGTGCCATCGATTCTCTATTTGCCTCTCAGGTAGTTCTGAACGACTCTGCGAATTTCTCTCTTCTGCTCGCTCGTCAAAGCTCTTTTGGTTTTTCTTGCTGCACGGCGTTTCAATCTAGTCGCTCTTCTTTCTCTGCCCTTCGACTCAGCTTTTTCAGCCTTCTTCGTGAGTTTCTCCGCTCTCTTAGTCTTCCGAGAACTTCGTTTTACTTTTCGGAGGGCTGAGCGGATAGCTTTTTTCGTTTCTTTGTCTGGCATAGTCCCCTCTAGATCCAGTATTTCTTTCTAGCCTTTCGGCGTCGATCAGCAAAATGTGCAGACTTTTCATTGTAAGTCATTGGACGGAACTCAACGACATTACCACCTGTCGGTGTTTTTGAGGGCTTCGCATGGTGTGGGATCCAACGAGCGCCCACAATAGCCATAATAATCGCACTCACCTTATCCCAGTGATGTCGATCACGGCGGCGCGGGCTGGGTTGGCCCCGAACAAGCTCCACATTCGCGCCTTCTTCGATTCTCTTGTCGTTTTTATAACTGAGCATCTGCTCAACAGTATCTTTGTCGTGCAAAATCAACTCATCCAAGAGAGCATCCACGAGCCACCCGAGTGTCTGATCAATACTTTTCGACGTTGTCGTAAAACCGGGCCGTCTCCGCTTTTCAAAGAAGATTTGGGGGTAGTCCCACTCTCTGAGGAGAGCGAGGACACTTTGCCCGACGCCGTTTGATTCGACGATGATGGTGGCGTTGTTGTAGTGCAATCCGACTTCGGCAAGTTTTCGGGAGAAGAGGAGGGGGTCTGAGTGATCGGCATATGTGGCTACTTGCTCCCATTCACCTCGATAAACTTTCAAAACCTGAAAAGCAGCATGGTCTCGCGCGGCGTGCCCACAAGGATCTGCACCAATCACGTACCGGGCACCCGGTTCTGGCTCTTCATACACCTTGTATGGGCCTTCCCACTCCTGTAATGGCGCTTCCTGGTGCTTTTTGAGGGCGTGCCCAGGAATTGCAGAGTTCGCACTGGAGATCCAACAACTGAGATCGTCATAAGGGTAGAAAACTTTAAATAGCTCTGGTCGGCGACGAAGCTGCTGATCAGTATTCAAAGCAAATCGTCGGAAAGCCAGGTGTTCTTTCTCTAGACCATCCGTTCCATACCGATTCATGAGATCGATCTCTTCATTGTCCATAATCCAGTCGTTTCGCCAGATACGGCGATTCAACTTCCCATCCCAAAAGGGGAAAAACTTATAGAGATGCCGACCGAGCCCCCTTTTCGCTTCTAAGCAGTGGTGGTGCCAATCTGACCGAGCTTCCCAGGCAGTACACTCGAAAATGGCGATTGCATGGTCCCTATTAAAAAGAGAAGGCCAAATTAGAAACATACTCCCGGCAAAGTCCGCCCAGAACGCGCACTCTGAAGCATGGAAGGAGTCCGGAGACTGACCAATACCGACTGCGCCTGATTCTGCGGACAGAATACGCATTTTCCCGCCTTCTAAGGGCCGAAACGTAAGCTGACGACTCTCTCGGGCGGGTACGGTACGGCTTCTCACCTCTTTGGGCCATCTTTCATGTAGATGGTGAACCCGTTTGTGGAGATATTCGGCACGGTCACCTGTATCAGCGATGCACACATGGTCCCATCCAGGATGGTACGCCGCTTTCGGGTAGCAAGCGTACTCAGACGACAGACTCTTTCCCATCTGTCGGCCCGTGAGGATGGTGAGAAATCGTGTCTGTCCGTCAACCGTTCGTGGTGGATTGCTTGCGTACTTCAGGATCTCATCCTGCATCGTACATGTGATCCGCCTTGGGTCATATGGTACGAACGAACTGGTCTTTTGATCATGCACCTGCCCCAACTTTGGGAGGCATTTTTCTGGTGATCGGAGAAAATCCAGAACCTGCTGAGCGTTCTGCGACATCGTTATCCTAGTGCTTTCTTCGAAATAGAAATAATCTGATCGGACTCAACTTCTACGTCTTGGATAATCTGAGATGTCTGGTCGGCTGTCGGCCCACCGGCAATCTGGATTAGCTGCGTCACGAAATTGGTATCGCCATTCTGCGTCACATTCTCAGCTTGGATGCAGGTATACATCAATTCTGCCCACTGACGCAATTCGCGTGAGGCAGAAGTCGTAATCTCCCGCCTCAAAACTGCCCCTGAAATTTCTGCAGCCAAATCCAGCACTTGGTCCAGTTCCCGCACCCGACCTGAGCGAAGAAGATCGAGAGCAGTAGACATGCTCTCGGGTGGTTGATACTGTTGCTTCGCTGGTAAACGCTTACTCATGATTTGGGCCACCTCGTGCGCTTGTTGCCATTATCCTAACAGATTTTTTGGCTATGCATTCTACCGTCTTGTGTATGACTAACAACTCAGTAGTTACCCCGCGCCCCTCTTTTTAGCCCAAGGAAATATGGTTTATTAAATGGAATATGGACCAAATTCATTTTATATGCTAGAGTTATCCTGATCGAAGGGCCTCCATCCTGCGATCTTCTGCTTATACTTTGTTCTGCATCTTAGCCCCTCCGGAACTCCCTGTTCGGAGGGGCTTTTCTGTCTGTGACATATTTTTCAAATTGGTGGTATTGTACCTTCTTCCTGAATTCTGGGTTGTTGATATAGTCCGTCTCTTTATGCTCCAGAGACTCCCATACGATACCCGGCGCGTACAACGGCCTTTCTATCGGTGCGAGGGCTTTGCCCGCTGAAAGCTGTGCTTTGAAATACGGTGCGCCCACAACCCGTGCGATTGCATCCTTCTGCGACCGGAAAGTAGGATTCGGCTGAGCGATGCCCTGGAAAACATTGCTGACCGCCTTTGCCTGCTGCCTATTACGGCACATTGGCACAGGGTTGGTCGCCAGAAACCATAACTGCGCCGCCGGAACCTCCATATACCCCTGAATCGCCCGCCTCATTGCCTGAACCGGATCGATTCCGAGCACCCTCTCTATTCTCGCTGTCTCTGCCCCCATCAACCACCAGAACAATGCTGTCCGGTCGCACAGAGAAACGCGTAAGAGCCTCGATTTAATATATGGCGGCGGCTTCATGACGAAAGTAGCCATCTCATACGGCGTAGGCGGGTCCAGTAGGATGCCGCTCCAGAGACCTGCGGGCCACTCCTTCGGGGCGACCATGAAGTACGAATCAGCAATTGTAGAGTGGATCCACCAGTCTCTTCTCAGGATCTTCCGAAGT